GATGAAAACATTTCGCTGGAAAGTGAAGCCGGATATGGAGGTGAACTCGCAGCCATCGGTGCGTGAAGTGCGTTTTGGTGACGGGTATTCGCAGCGCTGGCGGCGGGGCTGAATGCTGACCTGAAAACATACCGTGTGACGCTTTCCGGTGACCGGGAGGAGGCCCGACATCTGGAGGCATTCCTGGCAGACACGGAGGCTGGAAGGCATTTTGTGGAAGCCACCTATGCATACCGGCAGATAAGGGGACCTGTGCCGGGTGGTCTGCGCGGGGTCGGGATGTTGCGCGTGAGTTCAGCGCGGAGTTTAAGCAGGTGGTGAACTGATGCAGGATATTCACGGGAAAGCCTGATCGAGTCGGTTAAATCAGAGCAGTCACCGCGGGTGGTGCTCTGGAATCGACCCTGACGGTGCAGGGTGGTGAGCGGTATTTTTTCTGCAATGCTCGAATGAAAAAGGGGAGGCGGTTACTTGCAGGGGCGGGAATATCAGGCATACCCGATTGACGGCAGCGTTTTGAGATGAACGGGAAGGGCAGCAGTGCCCGCCCGTCGCTGACGGTGTCGAATCTGTTCGGTCTGGTCACCGGAATGGCGGAGGACCTGCAGAGCCTGGTGGGGGCCACGGTGGTCCGCCGCCGGGTGTATGCCCGTTTTCTGGATGCGGTGAATTTTGTGGCGGGCAATCCGGAAGCGGACCCGGAGCAGGAGCTGAGCGAACCGCTGGTGGTGGAGCAGATGTCAGAGCTGACGGCCATGACAGCCTCGTTTGTGCTGGCAACACCGACGGAGACGGACGGAGCGCTGTTTCCCGGTCGCATTATGCTGGCGAATACCTGTATGTGGGATTACCGGGGAGATGAATGCGGGTATAACGGTCCTGCGGTGGCGGATGAGTTCGACAACCCCACCACGGATATCCGTAAGGACAGATGCAGCAAGTGCATGCGCGGGTGTGAGATGCGCGGCATGGTGGCTAATTTTGGCGGTTTCCTTTCCATCAATAAACTTTCGCAGTAAATCCTGTTTTATGACACAGACTGAATCAGCGATTCTGGTGCATGCCCGGCGGTGTGCGCCTGCGGAGTCGTGCGGCTTCGTGATAGGCACCCCGGAGGGCGAACGGTACCAGCCCTGCGTGAATATCTCCGCAGAGCCGGAGGCGTATTTTCGTATTGCGCCGGAAGACTGGCTGCAGGCAGAGATGCAGGGGGAGATTGTGGCGCTGGTTCACAGCCACCCTGGTGGTCTGCCCTGGCTGAGCGAGGCCGACCGGCGGCTGCAGATAAAGAGTGCCCTGCCCTGGTGGCTGGTCTGCCGGGGGGAAATTCATAAATTCCGCTGTGTGCCGCACCTGACCGGGCGTCGTTTTGAGCACGGGGTGACGGACTGTTACACCCTGTTCCGGGATGCATACCATCTGGCGGGGATAACGCTGCCGGATTTTGAGCGTGAGGATGACTGGTGGCGCAACGGTCAGAACCTTTACCTGGACAATATGGCGGCGACTGGTTTTTACCGGGTGCCCCTGTCCTCTGCACAGGCGGGCGATATCCTGCTGTGCTGCTTTGGCGCATCGGTGGCCAATCATGCCGCCATATACTGCGGCAACGGTGAACTGCTTCACCATCTGCCTGAACAACTGAGTAAACGGGAGAGGTATTCTGAAAAATGGCAACGACGAACGCATTCTGTCTGGCGTCACCGCCACTGGCACGCATCTGCCTTCACGGGGATTTGCAACGATTTGGCCGCCGCCTCAGCCTGTACGTGAACACGGCAGCGGAAGCCATCCGTGCCCTGTCGCTGCAGATGCCGGGATTCCGCCGTCAGATGAACGAAGGCTGGTACCAGATACGTATTCGCGGTGAGGACACGGCACCGGAGGCGGTGTACGCCCGTCTTCACGAACCTCTGGGTGAGGGGGCGGTCATCCATATTGTGCCGCGACTGGCCGGAGCCGGAAAGGGCGGACTGCAGATTGTGCTGGGGGCAGCAGCCATCGTGGGCTCTTTCTTCACCGCCGGCGCAACGATGGCGTTGTGGGGCGCAGCCCTGAGTGCCGGAGGGCTGACTGCCACCACGATGCTGTTCTCACTGGGTGCCAGCATGATACTGGGCGGTGTGGCCCAGATGCTGGCACCGAAGGCAAAAACACCGGAGTACAGGGCGACGGATAACGGTAAACAGAACACGTATTTTTCGTCACTGGATAACATGATTGCCCAGGGGAACCCGATGCCGGTGCCTTATGGTGAAATGCTGGTTGGTTCACGACGGATATCCCAGGACATCAGCACCCGTGATGAGGGCGGAGACGGGAAAGTGGTGGTTATCGGGCGGGGATGAAAATAAAAAAATCCCGCAGAGTTAGCGGAGCTGCGGGAGAGAACGATGAAGATTAACGTTATGGAGTTATTTTTCAGGCATCAAAAAAGTAATGCAGCGTCATTATTGCGGCTACAGGCAATTGCCGGAAATGTGAAGAGTTTCAGAAATTTTATTCCGTCATGACACAGGCACCCTCCGGGGTGCCTGTTGTTTTCTGGCATAAACAGATTCAGACATCAGACAGGAGAGGGGGACAGAGTGGGTAAAGGGGGCGGCAAGGGGCACACGCCGGTAGAGGCAAAGGACAATCTTAAGTCCACGCAGATGATGAGCGTGATTGACGCCATTGGTGAAGGGCCGATTGAAGGTCCGGTGAAGGGGCTGCAGAGTATTCTGGTGAACAAAACCCCACTGACGGACACGGACGGCAATCCCGTGATACACGGTGTGACCGCGGTCTGGCGCGCCGGGGAGCAGGAGCAGACACCGCCGGAAGGTTTTGAGTCATCCGGCTCTGAAACCGCACTGGGCGTGGAAGTGACGAAGGCAAAGCCGGTGACGCGCACCATTACGTCCGCGAACATTGACCGCCTGCGGGTTACCTTCGGGGTGCAGTCACTGGTGCAGACCACCTCACAGGGTGACCGTAACCCGGCATCCGTCCGCCTGCTGATTCAGCTGCAGCGTAACGGTAACTGGGTGACGGAAAAGGATGTCACCATTAACGGCAAGACCACCTCACAGTTCCTCGCTTCGGTGATTCTGGATAATCTGCCTCCCCGTCCCTTTAACATCCGGATGGTCCGGGAGACGGCGGACAGCACCACGGACCAGCTGCAGAACAGAACGCTGTGGTCGTCATACACCGAAATCATCGATGTGAAACAGTGCTACCCGAACACGGCGATTGTGGGGCTGCAGGTGGATGCGGAGCAGTTTGGCGGTCAGCAGATGACGGTGAACTACCATATCCGCGGTCGCATCATCCAGGTACCGTCAAACTATGACCCGGAAAAACGCACGTACAGCGGCATCTGGGACGGCAGCCTGAAACCGGCATACAGCAACAACCCGGCCTGGTGCCTGTGGGACATGCTGACTCACCCGCGCTACGGCATGGGAAAACGCCTGGGGGCGGCGGATGTGGACAAGTGGGCGCTGTATGCCATTGCGCAGTACTGCGACCAGACGGTCCCGGATGGTTTCGGGGGCACAGAGCCGCGGATGACTTTCAATGCGTACCTGTCACAACAGCGTAAGGCGTGGGACGTTCTCAGTGATTTCTGCTCGGCGATGCGCTGTATGCCGGTATGGAACGGGCAGACGCTGACGTTTGTGCAGGACCGTCCGTCAGATGTGGTGTGGCCTACACCAGCAGTGATGTGGTGGTGGATGATAACGGCGTGGGGTTTCGCTACAGCTTCAGCGCCCTGAAGGACCGCCACACGGCGGTGGAGGTGAATTACACCGACCCGCAGAACGGCTGGCAGACCTCCACGGAACTGGTGGAAGACCCGGAAGCCATACTGCGCTACGGACGCAACCTGCTGAAGATGGATGCGTTCGGCTGTACCAGTCGCGGTCAGGCCCACCGTGCCGGGCTGTGGGTGATAAAGACCGGACTGCTGGAAACGCAGACGGTGGATTTCACGCTCGGGTCACAGGGGCTGCGTCACACACCCGGTGACATTATTGAAATCTGTGATAACGACTATGCCGGGACCATGACCGGCGGACGTATCCTGTCCATCGATGCCGCCAGCCGCACCCTGACACTGGACCGTGAGGTGACCCTGCCGGAGACCGGTGCCGCCACGGTGAACCTGATTAACGGCAGCGGTAAGCCGGTGAGCGTGGCCATCACTGCACACCCCGCGCCGGACCGGATACAGGTCAGCACCCTGCCGGATGGCGTGGAGACATACGGTGTGTGGGGGCTCTCCCTGCCGTCACTGCGTCGTCGCCTGTTCCGCTGTGTCTCCATCCGGGAAAACACGGACGGCACCTTTGCCATCACGGCAGTGCAGCACGTACCGGAAAAAGAAGCCATCGTGGATAACGGGGCGCACTTTGACGGCGACCAGAGCGGCACCCTGAACAGCGTCATCCCTCCGGCAGTGCAGCACCTGACGGTGGAGGTGAGTGCAGCTGACAGCCAGTATCTGGCGCAGGCGAAATGGGACACGCCGCGGGTGGTGAAGGGCGTGCGCTTCAGTCTGCGCCTGACCAGTGGAAGCGGTCAGGACAGCCGTCTGGTGACCACCGCCATCACTGCGGATACAGAGCATCGTTTCAGTGGTCTGCCGCTCGGGGAATACACCCTGACAGTCAGGGCAATTAACAGTTATGGCCAGCAGGGGGAACCGGCCATCACCACCTTCCGGATTAACGCGCCAGCAAAACCCGCCACCATTGAACTGACGCCGGGGTATTTTCAGATAACGGCGGTACCGGTGCTGGCGGTGTATGACCCGACGGTGCAGTTTGAGTTCTGGTTTTCGGAAAAACGCATCACGAACACGGCACAGGTGGAAAAATCTGCCCGTTATCTGGGGAGCGGCAGTCAGTGGACTGTCCAGGGAAGCCGGATTAAGCCGGGGACGGATTTCTGGTTTTACGTGCGCAGCGTCAACCTGGTGGGGAAATCTGCGTTTGTGGAAGTCAGCGGGCAGCCCAGCAATGATGGTGAAGGGTATCTGGAATTTTTCCGGGAAAAAATAGGAAAACTGCATCTGGCTCAGGGGCTATGGGAGCTGATAGACAACAGCCAGCTTGCGGATGAGATGGCGGAGATGAAGACCACCATCACGGAAACCCGCAATGAAATCACACAGACGGTCAGTAAAACGCTGGAGAACCAGAGCGCCACTATACAGCAGATACAGCGCGTGCAGAAGGACACAAATGATGACCTGGCTGCGCTGTACATGCTGAAGGTTCAAAAAACGAAAGACGGCATTCCCTATGTGGCCGGGATTGGTGCAGGGATTGAGGATACTGATGGCCAGCCACTGAGCAACATACTGCTGCTGGCTGACCGTATCGCGATGATAAATCCGGAGAGCGGCAACAGCACGCCGTTATTTGTGGCGCAGGGGAATCAGCTGTTCATGAACGACGTGTTCCTGAAGCGACTGTTTGCGGTGAGTATCACCTCGTCCGGCAATCCCCCGACGTTTTCCCTGACGCCGGACGGGCGACTGACGGCGAAAAATGCGGATATCAGTGGCAGTGTGAATGCGAACTCAGGGACGCTCAACAACGTCACGATTAATGAGAACTGTCAGATTAAGGGGAAACTGTCAGCCAACCAGATTGAAGGCGATATTGTCAAAACGGTCAGCAAGTCTTTCCCCCGCACGAGCACTTATGCCAGTGGCACCATCACGGTAAGAATCAGTGATGATCAGAAGTTTGACCGGCAGGTCATGATACCGCCAGTGTTATTCCGCGGTGGTAAGCATGAGAATTTCAACAGTAATAACCAACAGTCATACTGGTATTCAACCTGCCGGTTAAGAGTGACCCGCAATGGTCAGGAGATTTTTAATCAGTCCACGACGGATGCTCAGGGCGTATTTTCCTCAGTTATAGATATGCCTGCCGGACAGGGGACGCTGACACTGACATTCACCGTATCTTCATCAGGAGCGAATAACTGGACACCAACAACCAGTATCAGCGATCTGCTGGTTGTGGTGATGAAAAAATCCACAGCAGGTATCAGTATCAGCTGAATTTTATAACCCATATACGGGCGCCAGAAATGGCGCCTTTTTTATTGCAGAAAAGCGAGAGGTAATTATGCGTAAACTTTATGCCGCCATTTTGTCCGCAGCCATCTGTCTGGCCGTATCCGGCGCGCCTGCATGGGCGTCTGAGCAGCAGGCCACGCTGAGCGCGGGGTATCTTCATGCCCGGACGAGCGCTCCCGGTAGCGATAATCTTAACGGGATTAACGTGAAATACCGTTATGAATTTACGGACACGCTGGGGCTGGTGACGTCATTCAGCTATGCAGGAGACAAGAATCGCCAGCTTACCCGTTACAGCGATACCCGCTGGCATGAAGATTCCGTTCGTAACCGCTGGTTCAGCGTAATGGCGGGGCCGTCTGTGCGCGTGAATGAATGGTTCAGCGCGTATGCGATGGCGGGTGTGGCTTACAGCCGTGTGTCGACTTTCTCCGGGGATTATCTTCGCGTAACTGACAACAAGGGGAAAACGCACGATGTGCTGACCGGAAGTGATGACGGTCGCCACAGCAACACGTCTCTGGCGTGGGGGGCTGGCGTGCAGTTTAACCCGACCGAATCCGTGGCCATTGATATTGCTTATGAAGGCTCCGGCAGTGGCGACTGGCGCACTGACGGTTTCATCGTGGGTGTCGGTTATAAGTTCTGATTAGCCAGGTAACACAGTGTTATGACAGCCCGCCGGTTCAGGCGGGCTTTTTTGTGGGGTGAATATGGCAGTAAAGATTTCAGGTGTACTGAAAGACGGCACAGGAAAACCGGTAGAGAACTGCACCATTCAACTGAAAGCCAGACGTAACAGCGCCACGGTGGTGGTGAACACGGTGGCCTCTGAAAATCCGGATGAAGCCGGTCGTTACAGCATGGACGTTGAGTACGGTCAGTACAGCGTTATTCTGTTGGTGGAAGGGTTCCCGCCGTCACATGCCGGGACCATCACCGTGTATGAAGATTCTCAACCGGGGACGCTGAATGATTTTCTCGGTGCCATGTCGGAGGATGACGTCCGGCCGGAGGCACTGCGTCGTTTTGAACTGATGGTGGAAGAAGCGGCGCGTCACGCTGAGGAGGCGAAGAAGAATGCCGGAGAGGCGGAGACGTCCGCGAGGAATGCCGGCATATCAGCCAGTCAGGCAGAAGAGAGCGCGGCAAATGCTGACACTTCAGCAGGGGATGCATCGGAGTCAGCCCGGCAGGCGGCAGAAAGTGCAGCCGCTGCAAAGCAGTCAGAGGAGGCGTCCTCGTCCTCGGCCTCTGCGGCCGCTCAAAAAGCCAGTGAGTCATCACAAAGTGCAGCAGATGCTGAGTTGTCAAAAAAGACGGCAGAAAGTGCAGCCGGTAATGCAGCCAGGGATGCAACGACCGCAACAGAAAAAGCCCGGGAGTCAGCAGAAAGCGCACAGTCAGCGGAACAAAGCAGGATAGCGGCGGAAGAGGCCGTAAACCGAATCCCCACGGTGGTGGGGCCTCCCGGGCCAAAGGGGGAACCGGGTCCCGCGGGTCCTCAGGGGCCGAAGGGTGATAAGGGAGAGCGCGGTGACACCGGCCCTGTCGGGGCAACCGGCGAACGGGGACCGGCAGGTGATGCTGGTCCGGCAGGCCCGCAGGGGCCGAAAGGTGACAGGGGAGAGCGGGGAGAGACCGGTCTGACGGGAAATGCAGGTCCACAGGGTCCAAAGGGAGACACCGGGGCAGCAGGCCCGGCAGGCCCACAGGGACCGAAAGGAGAAACAGGTGCGGCTGGCCCGGTGGGGGCAACCGGACCTCAGGGACCGAAGGGCGACCCGGGGGAGACACAAATCCGTTTTCGTCTGGGGCCGGCGAGCATTATTGAGACAAACAGCCATGGCTGGTTCCCGGGTACAGATGGTGCGCTCATCACCGGACTGACCTTTCTTGCCCCCAAAGATACCACACGGGTTCAGGGTTTTTTTCAGCATTTGCAGGTCAGGTTTGGTGACGGGCCGTGGCAGGATGTTAAGGGGCTGGATGAAGTGGGCAGTGATACAGGCAGAACAGGAGAATGACATGAACATACTAAAAAAACTTATGCAGCGTCTGTGTGGTTGCGGAAAGCATGATGACCGTGAACACGGGGAGTTACTTACAGCACAGCTGCGACTGGGGCCGGCAGACATCCTGGAGTCAGATGAGAATGGTATTATCCCGGAGCAGGACAGGGTAATCACGCAGGTGGTGATACTGGATGCGGATAAAAAGCAGATACAGTGTGTGGTAAGACCGCTGCAAATCCTGCGTGCTGACGGGACGTGGGAAAATATTGGCGGGATGAAGTAA